CAAATAGCCCAGGGGCGTGATCTTCACCACGACCTCCACCTTGTCGGTGGCCAGTACGTTCTGGTTGGGATCCACGCTCACGGCCACGGCGGAGCAGTTGCCTTCGGCCAGCATCCGCTGGGAAAGCGCGCGGGTGATCACGTCTTCCAGGTAGCTCACTTTCGTAGGCAGGATGGTACCCTTGGCGGTGATCTCCACCGTATCGTTCAGCTCGTTGACGTACGTCTGATACGCCAGGCGGATCGCCTTGTCGATCACCCGGCCACGGGCCAGGCTGGTGTAGTCGCTATCCGCCGTAGCCAGCGTCACATCATCGGTCACGTAGGCCCCCTGCTTGCCCCGGTAGGAGCGCAGGGCCATATAGCCCGCATCGTGCAGACTGCCGATACTGGCCTCTTGGTAACTGTTCAGCGTCAGGCCCGAGGTCAGTGACCCGTTGGCAGAGAACTGGCCTGTCTTCACACGGGCCACGCTCTGGTGAACGGGAATCGCCGCCAACCGGCCCAGCAACCCGCCCATCGAGGCCGTGCGGGCGCCGGAAACGGCAGAGGAGCCCAAAAACACCGCCACACGGTCGTTGGAGCCTTTTTTGCTGGTCACGGTGGGCAGGGGAATAATTAGGTATGACCCATCCAGAATGATGCGCACGGGACTAAACAGGGCCGCCTGGGCGGTGGCCAGCACCTGGGCGGCACTCGCCACGGCGGCCAGGTCGTAGTCCAGCAGGTCGGTCATCGTGGGCGTGTAGCCCCCGGCCCGGCCCATGCTGTGGCCCGCAATGGTGATCCGGCCCTGAGCCAGGATGAGCAGTTTGGCCATAGCTGAATTGGGGTCGTTTACAAAGACCGACGCATGGGTGGAAACCTCGGTCGCCAGGCTGATCCACAATTCCGCCCCGCTGCCTGCCTGATTGTAAAAGTCTTGAATCTGCGTATAAGCGTGCGGATGCGTGGCCAGGGTAATGCCCAGGGCCACGGCATCGGCCAGGCTGAACAGTTGCTTGGGCGTGTTGATGGCCAGGCCGCTGGCCGCAATGCCGGTCAGCACCAGCCCGGCCACGCCGTCGCCGGTGGCCACCGTGCGGCCCAATGCGCCGTCGGCTACTTGTATGTTAACTCCGGGGAGTGCCATAGTTTCCTTTAATGGATAGTGGATAATTGATAATGGATAATGAGAGCCAGGCCCCAATTATCCATTATCCATTTTCAATTTTCAATTAGGCAGCGTCGTCCTCTACGATGGTGTAGATTCCCTTGCCGTCCTGGCGACGGATACGCCCGCCGCTCATCAGCAGCCAGGAGTAAATATCACCGTAGTAGGTAGGGTCGTCCGTGCGGTCGAACATCTTCACCTCGCCCAGGGCGCGCGAAACGCACATCGGGTGCCAGGCCAGAGCGGCGGCGTGATCGGTGGCCGCACCAGCCGCACCGGGGTCTTTCACCACGGGCGTAGCCGCGTTGGTGTAGGTCAGCACACTGCTGCGGTCGTAGATTTTGAAGCCGTACAGCTTCGCCACTACCCCGTTCACCAGGTCAATCTCCATCGCGGTGTCGCGCTTCATCAAATCGGCATCCTCTTGCAGATCGCCCGTGAACTCCGAAGGAAGCAGCAGCACCCGGCCCGTTTTGGGCACGTTGTCCTTGTTCATCTTCGTTTGGAGCATCTTCAAATCCTCCTTCGTGAACTTCTTGCGGTTGCCCGTCGCGCCCGTGGCCAGTCCCACGCGGGCACCGCCCGTGGTACGGATGATCTGCGTCGCCAAGGCGGGTGCCCAGTTGCGGAGCATCCAGTCAGCCACCAACTCGTTGAGGGCGGCCTGGTTTTCTCTCATCACACTTTGGCGCTTGTCGTAGGACAGGGCCAAAGTGTCGATGTTCGGGATCAGGATCGGGTTGGTCGTGAACTCGTTGAGCGCGTAGGTGATGTCCACGTCCGTGCGCTGGGTCACGGTGGCGGGCAGTGAGGAGCGGTCTTTCACCACGCCCGAGGGTGCCCCCGCCTGGGGAATGTGGACGACCTTGCCCGCCAGCACGTACTGGTCTTCGATCGCGGCTTCGTTCAAAAACTGATTCTCTTTGTACAGGCCCTCGATGATGTCATCGACCCATATCTCTTTTTGTACTCCCATTGGTGTGGATAATTTGTAAGTGTTAGATAGAAAAGGGGGTTGTGTATGGGGAGCGGTTTGTGGCCGCTCCCCGGTCGTCACGCTAGGGGGCATCCAGTGCCCTGATGTATGCTATTCCTGGTACTCTTTCCCGAAACGGGCCTTGTACAGGGTGTTGAATTTCTGGGGGTCGGTAGCGCGGAGTTTCACCAGCTTGCCCGCTTTGTCCAGGTTGCGGTACTCTTTGGCCAGCTCATCATCCTGATCACCCGCCACGGTCAGCGATCCTTGCGAGGCCAGCTTCACCAAATCCACGGGCGGAGCCATCTTGCCCACGATCGCACGAACGGTGTCAAAATCGACAGCGGCCAGTTTCTCGTAGTGCATCCGCTCAGTGGCGTCGATCTTCTTATCGTTCAAGGCCTGATCCAACAGGTCTTTGATCTGGCTGGTTTTGGCGGTCCGAGCCGCCAGTTCCAGAGCCGTCACCTGGGCTTCCAGTTCGGTCTTCTCCTTAGTCAGCGTGGCATGGCCCGCCGCCAGGGTGAGCACTTTCTTTTCCACCTCTTCGGCGGTAGCGGTTTCAGCCAGGCCAACGCCCACGGCTAATTTCAAATGCAGTGTTTTGGCCGCTTCCGCTGCCGAGATTGGGGTCTTCTCCATGATGGAAAGTGTTAAGTGTTTGATGTGCGCCTGGGTGTCCTTAATCATTTCGCCGGAGGTACTGTACAGCGTCAGGGCGTTGGCGTTGCTGCCCGCGTCCACGATGCTTCCCTCGTAGGGCTCCCAGTCGGTGGCCACGATCTGATCGCCGATTTCCTCCACGGCGTGGATGGCCACGCCGATCGAGCAGGCTTTCAGAAACCCCCGCTCCACCTTGCCGGCGATGCGGGCCGCTTCGGCGTCGTCGGTGTCGAAAACCGGGTCAGCCATCCAGCCGTCTCCCTCCTGGCGGATATTCTCCCAGCGCCCGATGGCATTGCCCCGCAGGTGCATGTAGAGCATCACCGGGTTGGCCCGGAAGCGATCCATGCGCCCACCGGCCATGCTGAACGCGATTCCGTTCAGGCAGGTCGTACCGTCAATCAACAGGAAGGATTTCGATTTTGAGGACATTTCGGACTTGATTTGAAGTCCAAAGTTTGCGGGCTTTTTTGGCCCTCGCAACCGGGAAAAACAATGGTTATCTAAAAAACGACAACCATTATACGCACAGCGACAACAGTACTTCCACCCCTGCGGAATCCCGGCCAAACTCCGCCAATTTTGTCGGACCGCCGATGCGGGCAAAGAAAAAAGGTCAAGGGTAAATGGTCAAGGGCGAACGAGCCCCTTTTACCGTTGCCCGTTAACCGCCACATCAAATGAATAAGACCGAACAGCGGGCCGCCGCCAAAGAGCTTTTTTTCCTGGGCTGGGATCAAAACCGGATCGCCGCCACCGTGGACGTAACCCCGGCCACGCTCTCCAAGTGGGTCACCGTGGACGGTTGGCGCGAAGAGCGGGCTAAAAAGTACAGCATCCACGATTCGATCAGCAACAGCCTTTTGGAACTGATCGACTATCAGCTTTCCGCCATCAAGGAGAAGGTGAAGGGCTATAAGGATGAGGGCTCGATGAAACTGCTCGACAAAGGAGAGATCGACGCGCTGAGCAAGCTGTTCGCGGGCGTCAAGCAAAAGGACATTAGCTGGACGCACTACGTGAACGTATGCCGGGAGCTGGCCAACCACGTGGCCACCAAAGATCCCGATTTTGCCAAGGCCCTCATCGAGTTTACGGATGTGTTCCTCATGCAAAAGCGCGAGAGCCTGATTTAGCCCCGCCAAATAATATTTTGAAAAGTCGCGCGCAGCGGCCTCCGATCGCAGAATTTTCTTTACCAATTTTTCACTATAACCAATTTCTTATGAAAGCTACCATCGGTAGAATCGTGCAGTACCGCACCACCCCCGAAGACCAGAAACGCATGGGCGAAAACCCCCACAACACCGTCCGCGCCATCTTGCCCGCCATCGTGACGGCCGTCAACGAAGACGGAACCGTGAATTTGTCCATTGTCCTGGACGGCTACGGCAACATCTACGCGCCCAATGTCATCCTGGGCGACGGCGAGGGTCAATACGCCTGGCCAGTGCGGGAAAGCGAAGTGGTGGCGCCAAGCCTGTCGCCCGATCCACAGATCCCCAGCTCGCACAAGGTGATCGTGGACAACCCGAATCAGCGCATGGATTATCACTTGAACAGCCTCCCTCCGCTGTCGCCCAACCCCGAAATCCCCAGCTCACAAAAGGTGATCGGAGACAATCCCGAGCAGCCCGTGGCCACCATCAAGCCGACCGGCCAGGCGGAAGTCATTTCCAGCGACGCCGCCAAAACCGAAACCGTCTCCCCGGTAGCCGCGCCCACCGAGGCTTCGCAGACAGAAAAAAAGAAGGCGGACGCTAAAAAGCCAGCAGCCAATAGCTAACAGCGAATAGCTTTATGACGCCCAAAGACCAAAAAATCTGGCAGGAGTACCTGGAATCCAAGAAGCGGATCATGGCCGGTACCACCGCACCATCCGCCGAGCCGGTGGAGGGGCAGCGCAAAAGGATCGAGAAGCTGAAAGGCAATTTCGAGGACTTCTGCCAGTATTATTTCCCGCACTACATGGCCGCGCCCTTCGCCTATTTCCACAAGCGCGACGTGAAAGCCATTGTCCGTAATCCCAAGATCATGGCCGTGTTGGAGTGGCCCCGCGCCCACGCCAAATCCGTGGTGGCGGACGTGTTCCTCACCCTCTACGTAAAAGCGTTAGGTGAGCTGGATGGCGTGATCCTGGTATCCAACAATAAGGATAAGGCCATGATGCTGCTGCTCGACTGCCAGGCCGAACTGGAAGCCAATGAGCGCTATATCCACGATTACGGCAAACAGGCCACCTTTGGCGACTGGGCGGAGCAGAGTTTCGCCACCCAGGACGGCACGGGTTTCTGGGCCTATGGCCGGGGGCAGTCGCCACGGGGCACCCGCAAAGCCGCCAAACGCCCCAACCTGATCATTGTCGATGATATTGACGATAAGGAGATTTGCCGGAATCAGGATCGGGTTTTAGAGGCCGTCGATTGGCTGAAAGAAGACTTGATGGGCTGCTTTTCTTTGAAAGGCGGGCGGTTCATCATGGTGGGCAACCGGATTCACAAGCAAAGCATCCTGGCCCACATGGTCGGTGATGTGGAGGAGGATCAGCCCGTTCACGCCCACCTCTACCATTCCAAGGTGTACGCGCTCGAAAACCCGAAGACCCACAAGGAAGACCAGAGCGAAACCGGCGTGCCGGCCTGGAAAGAGTACTATTCCCGCGCCGACGTGGACGCCCGCGTGGTGCAGATGGGCTACCGGGCTTCTCAGCGCGAATTCTTCCACAAGCACATTCAGGAGGGCCGCACCTTCAAAAACGACTGGATCACCTGGCACGCCCTGCCGCCCCTGAGCCAGTACCAGCACGTGGTCACCTACTGTGACCCGAGCTACAAGGATACCAGGAAAAACGATTTCAAGGCCATCGTCATGCTGGGCCGCATCGGCAAGTACTACGATGTCATCGACGCTTGGGTGGCGCAGTCCACCAAGAAGGCGATGGTGACGGCCCACTATGATTTTAACGAATTCCTGCTTTCGGGCGGTAATGTCCTGGCCTATCACTGCATGGAGGCCAATTTTATTCAGGAAATGCACATCGAGGAGTACGTCAAGGAATCCGAGAGCCGGGGGTACATGCTGGCCATTCACGCCGATAAGCGCCAGAAACCCCAGAAACAGGCCCGGATCGAAAACCTCACGCCCCTGTTCGAGCGCGGCCTGGTGCGCTTCAATGCCGCCCGGCGCAAAAGCATCCACATGCAGGCCCTGGTGGACCAGTTCCTGGGCTTTCCCGCCGCCCACGACGACGGCCCGGACGCCTTCGAGGGAGCGGTCTGGATCAGCAACAGCAAGCAGGTTTCCCAAATCCCCACCTTTCACGGCGACCGGCGACGCACCCAGCGACTTTAATCAGTGGACAGTTGACAGTGGTCACCATTCATCCCTCATCACTCATCATTCAAAAGAATGTTTCTCTCCATCACCGATCTTTCCACCAGCCTCTACCCCGAAGTGCGCGAGCTACTAAGCCGCTCCTCCGAAACCGTCGTGCTGGCCCACTGTGCCACCGCCCAGAGCGTCGTGGAGAGCTACCTGGCCGCGCGCTACCACATCGGCCCGGAGCTGGCCAAAACCGGTACCGCCCGCCACAGCCTGCTGCTGAGCATTGCCCGCGACATCGCCATCTACGAGCTCTACCAGTTGGCGGAGACTTTGCCCAACAAAGTGGTGAAGCGTTACGACGACGCCATCCGCCTGCTGAGCGAAATAGCCAAGGGGCTGGTCGTGCTGCCCGCCGTACCACCCGCCCCCATCGACACCCCCAGCGGAGCCGACATGATCGGCTATGGAAGCCGTACCCGCCGATCCAGCTTTGTCCAGGATTTTCCCGATGAGCCGTTTTTGCCCTGACACCCTTTTAAAGCTGTTTAAGTACTGTTTAAAAAATGCGTTCACACCAAATTGATACAGGAGGACGATTAAAGAAAAACAACGCCTTACAGTGCATTTTTGCCCCGCAACGCATTTTCAACTTTCAACTTTCCATTTTCCATTAAAAGAAATGGCCAAAAAAACGGTTAAGCCCGAAAACATCACCGTGCAGGATTTTTCGATCAACATCCGCTCGATCGACCGCACGCCCAAGAACCTCGACAAATGGCGGCAGGCGTTGCAAAGCGCGGAGAACATCATACGCCCCTCCCGGCAACTACTCTACGACCTGTACGCGGAGATCGTCCTGGATGATCACCTGATCAGTGTCATGGATCAGCGTCGCCTGGCCGTCACCACCAGCACCCTGACATTCCAGCACGAAGGCGAAGAGGTGGATAGCATCAATGCCCTGATCGACTCCGAGGCGTTCGAGCTGCTATTGGAACACATCCTGGATTCCCGTTTCTATGGGTACAGCCTCATTAAGGCGGATTTTAAATTGGGCCTGGTGGAGCTGGTACCCCGCGCGCACGTGGTGCCCGCAGCGGGCCTGGTCGTATCCAACCCCTACGACACCGTGGGCCTGGACTATACCCAGCGCCCCTACCCGAACTATTACCTGGCGGCGGGCAAAACCAACAGCCTGGGCCTGATCCTGCCCGCCACGCCCCTGGTACTCATCAAAAGAGGAGATCTATCCGACTGGGCCCAGTTCAACGAGGTATTCGGTCAGCCGACCCGCGTGGGCCGCTACGACCCCAACATGCCCGGCCAAAAGGAGCAGATGCAACAGGCCCTGAAAGAATCGGGCGCGATGGCCTACCTGACCATTCCCGTGGGCGCGGAGCTTGATTTTGTGGAGGCCAACAAAACCGGAGCCGCCGATACCTACGACAAGCTCTTCGATCGGATGGAAAACGGGCTTTCCAAACTCATCGTCGGCCAGACCATGACCACCACCGACGGCAGCAGCCGCTCCCAGGGTGAGGTACACGAGCGCGTAGCCCGCAAGATTGCCCAGTCCGACCGGCAGTTTGTGCTACGCCTGCTCAATGGCCGTTTCCGGCAGATGCTCCTGGCCCAGGGGTACGGTGAAGCCGCCCAGGGCGAATTCCAGTTCATGGAGGAAGAGGAGCAGCTATCCAAAAAGGATAGACTCGAAATGGACATCAAAATCCACGGCAGCGTGGGCCGCTTGAAAAAGGAGTATTTCGCCGCCGAATACAACGTGGAGTTTGTCGATGACAGCGATGAGCCGGAGCAGCAGCCCGACCCGCCGGTCGATCCCAAGCAAAAGGAGAAGCCCGACCCTAAGGGCCCCCGGTCGGCGTCCCGAAAGAAAGAAAAGCTACAGGCAGATGATTTTTTCGCCTAAGCCCGGATGAATCCGGGCAAAGCGATGGTCGGCACATTGACCTGATCGCCCAGGTCACGGCCCTCTACGGCCAGGAGCCCCTGACCGTCGGGCCGCCCGAAACCGTGCAACTGATACTGGGCCTGGGCAAGATCAAAACCTGGGTCAACAGGGCGTTACGCAGCATTTTCAAGCGCGACTACCAGGGCGGTATCGAACCCAGCATCTTTGAGGCAGAAGCCGCCAGTATCGTGGAGGCCGTCGAAACGGGCGTGAGCATTGCCTACAATTCGCCCCATTTTGAGTTCAGTATGAAATTGCGCGAAAGCGGACTATGGTTCGCCGCCCGCAAATCCTACGCCCAGGCCAGCGACCTGGCCGCCCTGCTCGACAACGGCAAACGCAGCAAACGCACCTGGGCAGAGTTCCGCAAGCTGGCCGCACCCATCACGGGCCAATACAACCAGACCTGGCTCCGCACCGAGTACGACACCGCCGTGCGCTCGGCCCGCATCGCCAGCCAGTGGAAGGACATGGAGCGCACCGCCGACCGCTTCCCCAACGTGGAGTACCTGCATACGCGGTCGTCCAACCCGCGCGAGAATCACCTACAATACGTGGGTATCATCCGGCCCCTGAACGATGTGTTCTGGGATACCCACACGCCGCCGCTGGGCTGGAACTGTAAGTGTGATGTCCGCTCCACCGATGTAAAGGCGACGGCCATCCCCGGTAACCTGCCCGTGGCACCGCCCGGCCTGCGCAACAACCCCGCCCGCTCGGGCAGTCTGTTCAGCGAGGATCACCCCTACGCCGTCAACGCCCGCAAGGTCGAGGAGCGGCTACGGCAGGAGTTCCGCCAGGAGATTACCCGCATGGGGCTACACTATAAGGTACAGACCCCTGACGGCAATATCGTACTGGTGCATCCGGGCGTGGATAAAAATGAAATGGCCGCCAATATACGGGCAGCCGTGCGGGTAGCCGATCACTCCGGTCAAAGGATGAACGTCAAGGTCAGGCCCCTAAAACACGAAGATGGCAAAAAGCAACCCGATTTGATTGTAAATGAAGAGTTGGCTGACCTCAAAACACTGGACAAGCCAGACAATATTGCAGGGGCTATTCAAAAGCAAATCCAGTCAGCAGCAAAGCAAAAAGCACCCGTGGTGGTGCATGATTTCGGCGAATACAACGTAAAGCGCCAGGAAATTAAAGATGCTTTTCGAGCAGCCCTGGCCCAGAATAAGCCAGACGGAAGCCCCTATAACTCATCCATTGAGCGATTGATAATTCTCCACAAAACTGGAAATATTATTATCGAGCGAAAAGAAGTGTTGAATTGGACATTTTTAGAGAAGCTGGATAAATACCCTTAATACTACAATAGCCCACCAAATGGCGAGCTATTGAGCGGGGACAGAGGCCGTAACCCCCATCACCACAAAGATACGAAACTATTTTTAAACACCGAAATGAACAACTTCCGAAACCAGTTCCGCCGCGCGGCCAACGAAGTCCGCCGCTTCATCACGGGTAAGCTGCCTGGCACCATCGGCAAAATGACCCAGGAGCATTTTCAGGCATCGTTCGACAATGAGGGGTTTACCGACGCCACCCTCAAAAAGTGGCCCGAAGTCAAGCGCCGCCAGGGTACGGGCGGTAAGCAGTACTCCCGAAAAAGGCGCACCGACAAGATCCTCCACGACACCGGCGAGCTGCACAAATCCATCCGCTGGGACGACGACTTTGACGGCAAGATCGTCATCAAGTCCGATTTGGATTACTCCCAAATCCACAACGAGGGTGGCATGGCCGGGCGCGGGCACAAAGTGCGCATCCCCCAGCGCCAATTCATGGGGCCCAGCAAGGCCGTGAACAAAAAGATCGAAAAGGAGATCATCCGGGGAATCGATATCATTTTCAAATACAAATAGCCCGGCCCCATTATCATTCATCATTCATCATTATGTATTCCACCTACCGCCACATCGCCACCCACCTGGCCAACGCCATCCCCGATCTCCAATGGATCGACCGCGACAAAGGCCAGCTCGACAACCCCGAGAACTTCCACAGCGTGCTCACGCCCGGCCTGCTGCTGGGCTTCGATGATGTGGAATGGGAGCCGGGCACCCGAGGCAATCAGACCGGCTACGCCACCATGACGGCCAGCCTGGTCTTTCGCCTGCCCGCCTCCACCTACCTGGGCAACTGGGAGCAGCACCCCGAATACGAGCAGCTTACCCAGGCCCTCTACCTCGCCCTGCTGGATTGCCCAGGCGTCGGCGACCGGCGCGCATCGTCCGACGCCTTCACCGACGCCTTTTATACCGCCACCCAGAGTTTTGACCTGACGATCTACCAGGCCGTCCCGGTACGCACGATCGCCAAGCCCAACCCCGACATCCAGGCCACCTTAAAATTCCCCGCCCCATGAAACGCCTCCTCACTTTGTGCCTATGCGCCTTTGCCCCTTTGTGCCTCACGCAGTGCGCCACCTACAAGCGCTGCACCGAGAAATTCGCCACCGTCACCCGCGACACCGTGACGCTCACCGTCCCAGTACTGGTACCCCGCGATAGCGTGGCTTTGCGCCTGGTGACCGATACCACCTACTACTACAAGGAGGTTCAGCAGGGCCGCGCCCGGCTCACCGTCGAGCGAACGCCCCAAGAAACCCGGATCAAAGCCGATTGCGACACCGTCACGATCTATAAGAAAATCCCGGTGGGTACCACCACCAACCAGTGGGGCGTGAGTCCTATCTATAAGAAAGCCGCCTGGGGCTTCGGCCTGCTCTGGCTGGCCACGATGCTGTTTTTACTGTTCGCCCATTTCTTCCGGCTCAACGTCGAAAAGCGGTAGCCCCATTTTCAACTTTCAATTTTCAATCGCACCGGCGACCCGGTTTCAATTAAGAAAATGAACTACCGCACCATCCGTCTCGACTTCCGGGAAGTCGCCCGCGCCGATACCTTCGGCATTACTTTGGCCATCGACCCAGCCTACCCCATCACCCCCACGACCCGCATCCTGATGCACGTCAAACCTGTGGGTGATATACCTGAGCAACCCATTTTGGTCTTTGATAGCGCCGCCGGCACCATCACCATCGACGGCCAGGATATTACGCTCGCCCAGTCCGCCGCCACGATGGATGTGCGGCCCGGCTGCTACACGCACGACATCCGGTTCATTACCGCCGGTCAGTCAACCACCCTCTACCAGGGCCTTTTCGAGATCACTCCCACCGCCACCCCCTTGCCCCAGTAAGCCATGTACATCATCATCGACACCACGCCCTCTGGGGCCAATCCCGACAAAATCTCCGTTCCCGTCAGCATCGTGGGCCCACCCGGCCCAACAGGCCCGGCAGGAGCTGCTTCAACGGTACCCGGCCCACAAGGCCCGGCAGGGGCAGCTTCAACCGTACCCGGCCCAACAGGCCCGGCAGGCCCCACAGGCCCGGCAGGAGCTGCTACAACCGTACCCGGCCCAACAGGCCCGGCAGGCCCAACC